ATGAAGACGAATGCTGAAGTCGACCTCGACCGGCTGATTAAACATGCGCGGCTGCCGAGTCAGCAAAAATTTCACGATTCGGCTGCGACTTTCAAGGGATTTTCGGGGCCGATCGGGTCGGGAAAGAGTCAGGCGCTGTGCCAGGAGGCGATACGGCTTTCGTATCAGAATCCGGGACAAATGGGGCTGATTGGGGCGCCGAGTTATCCGATGCTGCGGGATTCGACGCTGGCGTCGCTGACGGAGATACTCGAGACGAACGAATTGCCGTTCGAATTGAACAAGAGCGACAACGTTCTGATGATGAAGGACACGGACTCGCGGATTTTACTGCGGTCGGTGGACGACTACGACCGGTTGCGCGGTACGAATCTGGCGTGGTTCGGGGTGGATGAGTTGACGTATACGCACGAGGAGGCGTGGCTGCGGCTTGAAGGCAGGCTGCGCGACCCTGAGGCGACGCGGCGCTGCGGGTTTGGGGTGTGGACGCCGAAGGGCTTCGACTGGGTGTACCGGAAGTTTGTTTCGCATCCGGTGGAAGGCTACGAGGCGATACAGGCCGAGGCTTTTGAGAACCGGTTCCTGCTGGATAAGGTGCCGGATTTCTATGACCGGCTGAAGGCGAGCTACGACGAGAATTTCTTCCGGCAGGAAGTGCTGGGAGATTACCTGAATGTGGGGAGCGGGCTGGTTTACTCGTCTTTCCGGCGGGATCAGAATGTGCGGGACGTGGACATCGATCCGGCGCTGCCAGTGTACTGGACGCTGGATTTCAACGTGGCTCCGCTGTGTTCGCTGGTGGTGCAGAAGTATAAGGACGAAGTGCGGGTACTGGACGAAATTGTGTTGCGCAGGGCAACAACGGAGCAAGCATGCGAAGAGTTCGAGAGGAAATTCGGGATGCCGCTGGCTGGCGTGGTGGTGTTTGGGGACGCGAACGGCTTGACGACGCACACAGCGTCGGAATTTACCGACTTCAAGGTGATACACGATTATTTCTGCGCGCGCGGAACGAAGGCGCGGTTGAACGTGCCAAAGAGCAACCCGAGCGTGAGGGCGCGGGTTGGGCTGGTGAATTCGCAGCTATGCGATGCGGCGGGCGAGGTGAATTTGATTGTGTCGCCGCGCTGTAAGGAGCTGATCGACGACTTCGAGCAGGTGTCGTATGAGGAAGAGTCGACGCAGATCGATAAGAACAAGGATCGGCGGCGGACGCATGCTTCGGATGCGTTGGGGTATCTGGTGTGGCAGGAATGCCAGGGTTGGGCAAATACTATCGGGGAACGCGGGCAGAGGCTCATATGAACACGAATACAGGTACGAATCAACATATTGAACAGGAGCATCCGGACTATTCCGAGAAGGCCCGGATGTGGCGGCGATACCGCGATATTTATGCCGGCGGGGAGCATTTTCGGCGGCATGCCGAGGAGTATCTGGTGCGGCGGCTGAAGGAGCCGCTCGAGGTTTATCAGGAGCGGCTGGGGCGCGTGTTCTATGAAAACTACGTGGGCTCTATTGTCGACTGGTATACGGCCACGCTCATGCGCGAGGAGCCGGTGATTGACCTGACTGAGGGCAGTCCACAGTCGCGGGATTTCTTCGCTCAGTTTATACAGAACTGCGATCAGCGCGGCACGACACTTTCACAGTTCTTCCGGCAGCAATTAACGGAGTCGCTGGTTTGCGGTAAGTCGTATGTAGTGGTGGACTTTCCGCGAACGGGAGGAGAAGCTCGGACACGCGCCGAAGAAGACGCGCTGGGCCTGAGCCGGGCGTACCTGGCCAGTTACAACGCGGAAGAAGTTATTAACTGGAGTTACGACGACCGGGGCGAGATGGAGTGGATTGTCATTCGGACTACGTGGCTGAAGCAGGACGGGGTTAAGTCGCTTGGCTGGAAGAGGGAGACGCGGTGGATTTACTATGACCGCGAGAACTACGAGATCTACGAGCGGAGCAAAGAGATTCAACTGGTGGAGAGCGGCAAGCACGGATTTGCAGGGATTGGTCGGGTGCCCGTGTACGAGATAAAGGTCAGTGACGGGTTATGGCTGACTAATAAAGCTGCGTCGCTGCAACTGGAACACTTCAATAAGTCGAACGCGCTCGGTTGGGCGCTGACGATGGGATTGTTCGCCATGCCAGTGATTTACTCGGACCGCGAGTGGAGCCAGGTGGTGGGCGAGAGTTACTACATTCAGCTGGGGCCGCAGGACAAGTTCGGATGGGCTGAGCCGGATGGCAAGGTTTATCAGATCGCGGCCGATAACCTGGACCGTTTGAAGGACGAGATCTATCGCGTGTCGTATCTTATGCAGCAGGCCGGGGATAGCGGCGGCACGATGCAATCCGGTCTGAGTAAACAGTGGGATTTCTCAGTTACCCAGGAGATTCTGGGTGCCTACGGCGATGTGGTGAAAGACGCCATGCGGAATATTCTGAACGGCGTGGCCGCGGCGCGCCGCGATGACATGGTCGTGGACGTTACCGGCCTCGATGCGTTCGACATCACGGACTTTAGTACGGAGGCGGCGGATGCGGAGAGTTTGCTGAAGCTGGGGATCGATTCTCCGACGCTGAAGAAGCAGATCTTCAAACGGGTGGCGCTGAAGTATCTCTGCGATGCGCGGCAGGAAGTGAAGGATCGGATTGCCGAGGAGATCGACGCCGGCTAGGTCATTCAGCCGCGGATGAACGCCGATAAGACAGTTATGGGAGGACACGAGGACAATATGGAAAAACCGGATGTGCAGACGATCGTACAGCAGGCGATCAATGAATATATGCGCCAGGATACGGCGCGGCTCGAGCCTGCTTACAAGACGGAACTGCAGGAAGAACGCAGGCGCCGAGAGCAACTGGAAAAGCGGCTGAACGAAATGGCCGAGGAGAACAAGAAAGCACGGGCGATGGCCGAAGAAGTACAGCGTGCGGGCGCGATCCGGTCTGAACTGCAACGTCTGGGCGTGGTGAAGGTCGATCTCGCCTTCAAGGCTGTGCAAGATCATATCATGCGCATGGAAGATGGCCGGCTGACAGCGGGCAGCCAACCGATGAGCGAGTACTTAACGGAATTTGTACAGGAGAATCCGGAGTTTCTGCCAGCGCGTATTGCCGGAGGAACGGGGATGACGGGGACGCAGAGGACTTCGCCGAATCACAGCGCTGTCGATCTGGACAAGATCAGCCCGTCGATGAGCAGGGAAGATCTGGAGCGGACGCGGCAGGAAATTCTGCGGGTCGCGTCGCAGTCGCTTCGGTAAGACGAAGTAAGAAATAACGGACAGGAGAAAGGGAGGGCTTCGGCTCTCCCTTTTTTATTTCGGAGGGCTTCGGCCCTCCTTTTTATTGGCCGAGGAGTGAAAAAGGAGAAGAATGCCTTCAATTACGTCAGCAAATGTAGCTAATGCAATCGTGAAACTGGTGGCAGCAGATGCGCTGCCAGCTTTGGTCGGGAACCTTGTTATGGGGAACCTGGTCAATCGCGACTATGAACCAACTCTGGCCCAGGCGGGCGATACGGTGAATGTGCCGATCGCGCCTCAGCTTGTAGCCAACAACATTGCGGAAGGCGGGGCGGTGCAGCCGCAGAATCCCAGTCTTTCAAACGCGCAGATCGTGCTGAACACACACGCGGAAGCGACGTTCCAGATTCCGGACATCACGAAAGTTCTGGCAGTGCCAGATCTGCTTCGTGTATATATGCAACCGGCTGTGGTCGCGATAGCGGAGAGGATCGAAAGCGATCTTCTGAATCTCTATGCGGGATTCACGGCGATTACCCCGCTCGGGACAGCGGGCACGCCGATAACCGAAGCTGTTCTGGATCAGGCGGAAACGTCGTTGTTCCAGGCGAAAGTGCCAGTGAACCGTCCGAAGTATCTCGTCGTCGACAGCAATACGTATTCGCAGATGCGGCAGATTCCGCGTTTCAGCGAATTCCAGACGGCTGGCGAGGCTGGCCTGCGGAGCATCATCGACGGAACTATCGGGAAGATCAAAGACTTCTACGTGTTTCGCTCGCAGTATGTTCCGACCACGGGCAGTTCGCCGCTCAATACGCATAACCTCGCTTTCGAGCGGGATGCGATCGGTCTGGTGGTGCGGCGTCTTCCGCAGCCGCTGCCGGGGACGGGTGCGATTGCGGAGTACGCGGAACTGGGCAACTTCGGCATGCGAGTGACGATGAGCTACCAGCCGAACACTCTGTCGCAGCAGTTCACGGTGGACGTTCTGTATGGTTGCGCTGTGCTTCGCAATAACTTCGCGGTACAGATCAACAGCTAGTCAGTTGCGGATCAGGGTGGGGCGGGCGGATTCGTCCGTCCCTGTTTTAAGAGAACGAGGAGAGAACGATGGACTTACGGTCTTACTACAAGAAAGTTCGGGAAGCGGATTCGACGCTCAAGGGAAATGACATTGTACTCGTGAGTCTGGCGACCTCCGAAGGCGGTAGAGAAGGCGTGCTGACAGAGGCGCCGCGCAGTGTCGCGGCGAAGCTCATCGCTGAGCAGCGGGCGCGGGTTGCGACGGAAGCCGAGGCTGAAGGTTTTCGCGAAGAAATGCGGACCGCACGCGATCGGTATGAGCAGGAAGAGGCGACGCGGCGCGTGCAGCTTGTGATGGTGCCGGCCAGGAGCGCAAGGAAATCCACGAAGGAACGGAGTTAAGCAGCTATGGGACTTTTTATAGACGGACCAGCGATCACCATCGACGACCTGATCGCCGAAGACTCGGGGTTACTCGCTACGGCGCAGACTGTGGGAATTAACGTGACGGCGAAGCTCGGGCTGGCAATGAGCGAGGTGCAATCGGAACTGGAGACGTTACTGCTGCGGCTGCAATCGTCGGTGTCGGTGGGGCTGATTCAGCCGCCGGCGATCGGACAGGTGGTGGTGACGCCGGACCTGGCGCGATGGGAGAAGATGCAGGCGCTGACGATGGTTTACCGTGACGCGGCGTATACGCAGCTGATCGACCGTTACAAGGCCAAGTGGGATATGTTTACGGCGCTCAATCAGGCCGCGCGCAATCAATTCATTGCGAATGGAATCGGGCTGGTGAACAGTCCGTTGCCGGAGGCTGCGATCCCGATTCTGGGGACGGAGTCTGTGACTTCGACGCAGGCGGGCGGGACGTTCTATGCGGTTGTGACGTGGGTGAACGCGGCGGGGCAGGAGGGGTCCCCTTCGGCTGCGGCGTCGATTGTGGTTCCGGCGAACAACCTGATGACGGTGATGGCGACGGGCGCGCCCGTGAACGCGGTCGGCTTCAACGTTTACGTGGGAACGGCGCTGGCAATGATGACGCTGCAGAACACCGCTCTGTTGCCGGTGGGAAGCACCTTCACTTACATTCCGGGAATATCAACCAGTTCACAGATGCCGGGAACGGGGCAGGTGCCGGACTACGTGAAGGCTTTGCCAGCGACGATTATGCGGGGTTAGTACCAAGGTTGAATCAATTGGCGCAGCGCTGCCGCTTGATCACGCGCGGCTCAGTAGCGGTTTCGGAGATGCCGCGATTATCGTCGCAGGTTGCAACAAGAGAAATGAGGAAAAGATGGCAGGATATAGCGGCACGCTGGCGGCGCAGGTCATGGCGCTGCTGACGTCGACTACAAGCGGAGTTAACTCGCGCATTACGTCGATGGAGGCGAATGACTTAACGCTGAAAGGGGTCGGGATCCGATCTTTTGTTGCGCAGAACGTGAGTCCGGAGATCGCGGAGACGGCGGGGCAGGCGTTTTATCCGTGTCTTCTCGTGTACTGCGAGAGCGTTCAGAACTTACAGAGAGAGAAGGCCCGCGATTTTTCCGGCAGGGTGCACCTGGTGATCGAAATTCGGCAAACGCAGGAGACGCTGGAGGTGATCGACGCGAATACGGAGATGTATGTCGACGCGGTGATCGCCCTGCTGGGCGAAGCGCGGGGGCAGTGGGGAGACGGTGCGTCGTACTCGGGCGGCTACGAAGTGGAATACGAGCCGGTAGTCATGGGCGGTAAAAATTTCTTACAGCGCGCGAAGGTGAACTTCGCGGTGGAACTGAGCGAATAACTTATGTCTTACATTTTATCGAACGCAAACCGTTGGTACTGCGCACTGGAAAGCGCCTATGGACAGGTGCCCGCGATCACCGCGGCGAACAGGATTCCCGCCGTCAGGATGACGTTACAGAATCAACGCGACATCAATCAGCGGAAAGACAAGACGGGCACGCGGACGTGGCAGGGATTGCCGGTCGGCATGCGACGGCATACGACCTTTGACGCAACGTCGTATATGAGGGACTGGCCGGATCCGACAACGCTGCCACCGCACGCGCCGCTGATCGAAGGGGCGATGGGCGGGGAGGCGGCGATCTGGCAGGGAGCAACGGTGGGTACGGGGACGACGCAATCCTCCATCTATTTTGTTTCGCCGCACGGGCTGACGCCAGGCCAGGCAATCGTTTCGGCGGGAGAGATTCGGTTTGTGGCGGCGGTGGTCACGCCGCTGGTGGTGGTGGTGAATGCGCCGTTCACGGTGGCTCCGGCAGTGGGCGTGCCGCTGGGCGCGACGGCGAATTTCACTCTTGGCACCCAGCTGCCGAGCGTTAGCCTGTTCGATTACTGGGACCCGTCGGACGCAGTGCAGCGGGTTATTCCGGGAGTTGGCGTGGACAAGATGACGGTGTCGATGAATGGCGACTTTCATCAGTTCGAGTTTTCCGGAATGGCTCAGGATCTTCTCGACAGCGCGTCGTTTCAGGGCGGGCAGGGC